CGAGCGCGGCTGTCAGCGCGTTTGAGTGCGCCTCGGGCTTCGCGTTCGTCGTCATCGGTCATGTTGTTCTGGGATCCCGAGCCAGTCGAGCGTGCCTGGTAGACGCGGGATGCGCGGATCGCGATGTAGTAACGGGCGGCGCTTGGTAGCTCTACGAACTCCAGCATCTGGCAGATGTCCACGTACACGGGTGACGTGAAGCTGTAGCTGTTTGCCTCCAGGTCGTAGAGCCTGCGGTTACGTTCGACGAGCGGGCGTCCTGCCGTGGTGTACGCTGGGCGAACCCATAGTGTATCCGTAGGAAGGGTGATCTCGTTGGTGAGGCTGTCTGGCGTAAGGAGGCGTCGGTAGTCAGTGTTGAATGCCCAGCCACCGTCTTGGACGCTACGGGATATCTCAGTGAGTGTTTCTTGTGCGGTAGCGGCCTCACTGAAGCCACCCTCGTCGAGGCTCGACACGGGATACTCACCGTCGTTCTTGAGGATGATGTTGACCGCATCAAGTTCGGTCAGTGGGGTAGTCGCCATGGGACGAACTCCTGTAAGGGCGAAAAAAGAGGGAGCCTGCACGAATGCAAGCCCCCTCTGGGTTTCAGCCGGGGCTGAGGTTTGGTCACGCAGGCGTTGCTGTGCGGATGACACCGGCCAACTCGGGGCGCAGTTTGCCGTGGCCAACGAGCATGCGGCTCGTAACCAGCGTGGCGTTGTGCGTCACTTTGTAGTCGTTGCCAGTCATGCCGACCGAGAGGTCACGCACTTTGACGGTACCGACAGCGCCGGGTTTCATCGCAAGGCCAACCACGTTCCGTGCATCGACGTTGTACTTGTCTCCGTACGTGCCAGTGATGGCAGTCGTTGGCAGGTTGTTCGTCTTCACGAGGTTGAACGTGTAGAGCTGCGGGACACGCAGGGTCTTCTGGTCGGCAGCGGAACCATAGTCGGAGCTGATGGTCTCGTTGTCAGAAGCAAGCAGCGCGTACTGTGCGGGCTTGATGAAGAAGTTCCGGTCCATCTCATCGACATCTTTTTCGTCGAAGTTGATAGCCAGTTCCAGCATGCCAGCCTTAAGGTCAGCGACAGTCGTCATGGCGCCTGCCTTCGTGACGATCTTACCGATGGTCTTGGCTTCGTAGATGTCGGAAGTGCCAGCAAACCGCGAGGCGGTCGTGAGGGCAGCTTGGACACCTACGCGAGCGACGTTGGCGTCATACAGGCGAGCGATTGCGCGACCGTCTTCTTTCGAGAACGGGCCACGGTAGTCGAAGTGCGCCATGGCTTGGTCGATCTCAGCGATGGACGAAGCGGACTCAAGGAAGTCATCGACGGTCAGGATCGTCTCTGCGAGGTTACCTGGGGTACCGACCGACATCACGCCGGGCGTATGGTAGTACGCAGTCTTGCCACCGATGGATGGGAACGCAGCGGACTTACCGTTCGTCAGTGAACGGGTGTAGGAGCGCGAGCCGAACACGTTGGATTCGTCGAATGCTGTGAACACTTCGCCGCCGAACGTCTTGAGGAACAGGGCGCGGTCATCACCGGCTTGGTTGATCTGACCACCACGGATCAGTGTAAAGTTTGGAGCAGCCATAATGGCTATCCTTTCGAAATGAGGTTGCGTTGAATGCGGCCTCACTTCCAATCCTCTTCACAGAAGGGTGTCCTCAGGGTGCCTCCCCTCAGGGGTGCAGTACGTCGGGCCAGTGTTCTGAATATGGGAAGGGCCAAGCTGCCTAGCTAAGAAGCAGCACACGCTTGGTCTTGTGGTTTCGAAAGGTTCGTCATGTAAAGATATCCGCGAAATGTTTAACAATGCCGAGGAACTAGTAAAAGTTAGGGGGGTCTCTGGCAGGAGTCTAACCTGCATTCCAGCCTTTCTTAGGCCCATCTTAGTTAGATGACAGAGACATAATGCCCAGTGCGTATCGTGACTACATAGTGGGGTTCACAGTCTGTCGTGCAGAGGCACTGGGTGTATTATTAAGCGTGGGCCTACTTCCTCTTTGATAGAGGTGCTGCCTGTTCCCGAAGGCGCAGCTTTCAAAACCCCACGCGCGGACCCTTGAACCGGGGGCTGCCGCATGCCTTAGCGCCCGGCTACCCATTCACGGCCCGGACTTGCCTCCCTTTATGGCGAGAGGCCGAAACGCCACGGTCCATGGACAATGGACAGTAGGTGCGTCTCCGCTCATGACAGCGCACACCCTATTAGGGTTCTTATGGGCAGCGTAAGGCCGGAGCACCCTGCTACAGGGCGTCGTCTCACTACGCTCGGTGCGCTGTCATGAAGGGAGGGTAAGAGAACCCCCCGGTACGAATACCGAGGGGCCTCCACACACACACGCAGCTGGAGAGCCACATGATTTGGATAACCTAGTGCGGTCCTAGCGGATCGACAAGGTCTTAGTTGCGAGAACGCGACCGAAGAGGGCGTACACGCCACCGACGAGGCCGGTGATCTGGACGAGAGTGTCTGCGATGTCGGTCTGGAGCACAGCGTTGACGTCGAAGCCAAGTGCCGAGACGGCAAGGGCGGCAACAGCAACCAGCGAACCAAGCATTGCGCGCGACTGATACCAGACTTTGGCTTCAGCGAACGCGGTCACGGGTTTTGGTACGTCGTAAAGTTCGGACATTGGGTGTTCCTTGGGTTGGGTTTGATGGGTAGTTTACTTAGGCTTCCTGAGTCCCTTGAGGACTGGAAGCAGTTCCCGCCTCGCGAACGCAAAGCTCACGGCGGCAAACAGGATGTACAGATACCATTCCGGTACCGTCTCCAGCTCCACAAATCCTTGGCGGACGTATGGGGCTAGATATGGAATGAACATGGCACTTATTGGTATGGCTACCCAGAGGGTCCAGAACTCGTCTTTCCAACTGGAGTAGGATTGCTCCACGAGGATACGTTCCCATGCCTGGGCGTGATCCTGCTCGCTTGCAGCTAGGTTGACGAATGCGGTTGATTTAGCTTCGGCGATACGTGCGGCGCTTTCAATCGTTATGATCTTGGCTTGCAACTTCGCTTGGGTAATCTTCTGGTTCCCTTCTAGCCAGCCCTTAGCAAGGCCAAGGATGGCCGAACCGAGGTCGGGGAGACTAAACAGGCTCATTGTTAGAAGGCCGTTGTGGCACGTAGGCGCGCCTGGACTTGGGCAACGAATGCCGCGTCCGTGGAGTACCTGCGGTCGCGCATGTCAACAGCCATGTCGGACTGTGATGCGTAGCCTTGAGTTGCCGGAGGGATTCCCCTGCCGTTCGTCTCAAGGTATGCTGGCTCGCCACTATTCATCTGGGCTTTGATGGCGGGGATGATTAGTTTGATGGCAGCCATGTCACCTTGGTTGATGGCAGTCTCCACAGCGTCGTTGAATGCTTTCTGCGAGGCGGCGTCGAGGTTGACTGTTCCCCACTCCACGATGGCGGAGAGGTCTTCAGCGGAACCTGCGGCGGTAGCAATCTCGGAAGTGCGGAGCGTCTTGATAGCTTCGACACCTTGGAAGAAGAGACCGGCAACATCAGCGCCAACACCTAGTTTCTCAAGGCTCGCGAGGGAGGCCTCAGATAGCTCACCGTCTGCGGTGTACTCTGCTGTAAGTGCTTCGATGTTGATTGCTGGGCCGTCTGATGGCTTGGCTGCTTCAGCATCTGCGGCCACCCGTTCGGCTTCCTTGGCGGCAAGCTCTTCGGGTGTCAGCAGGGCGTCTGCGGCAGCTTCGGCAGCGATCTCAGCTTCTGTCTTGGCAGCTGGCTTGTCTTCCATCTTTGGAGCAGGATCCGCTGGTGGTTTGGGAGCGCCGAGTTTCTTGGAGAGCGCCACGTAGGCAGCCTCCATGTCTTCGGCAGTCTTGTACTTGCCAGCAAACAGCTTTGGCTCAGCTGCGGGTGCAGGCTCAGGGGTCGGCGCGGGGTTGGCATTATGCTCGTAGAAGCCTTCAGAGTTGAAGTCGTCTGTGAGCGTATCCAGCGAGGGGCCGATAGTGAGTCCTTGGTCTTCGGTTACCATTATGCGGGTTGTCCGGTTGGGCCTTTAGCTGCGGCTGCTGCCATCGGGCCTGCCCCTTTCGAGACTGCCTCCTGCATCATCTGCTGCTGCTGGGCTTCTTGTTTCTCTTGTGCGATCTTATCGTCTGACTTGATGAGACCAACGATGCTTACACCACGACCGTTAGCGAGGCGCTGTATCAGCTCCCCATCTTCGACGCGGCCCATGATCTCGGGTTTGCCTTGGGCAAGTGTCACGAGGTCTTGGATGAAGCCTTGTAGCTTGGTGAGGTCTTGACCACGACCGAGGGCGTCTACGCCTGTAATGATCTTAGGGTTGACAGCTCCTTTAGGGAGGCGCGGCAGTGAGCCATTGCGCTGCATCTTAAAGGTCCATCGGCGAACCAGCGGTAGCTGGAGTTCCTGAGAGAGGATGGAGTAGTAGCCACCAAGGGTGTCTTCAATCTCCTGCGTCATCACACTGATCTCAAAGGCCGTCACACGTTCACCCTGGCGCTGCGCTGAGGCAGTCATCAGGAAGGCGCGCTCTAGTCGGGAGACCACAGCGGAGAGGACACGCTCTGCGATTTGGAAGTCTGCCATCTTGGCGGTACTGAGGGCTGCAACATCCTCGACCTTGCCCGGCACGAAGTCACCGTTGGCTGCCTCTTGGAGGTCATCTTCATCGGTTTGGCCGTTAGGGCTTACGAGCCACAGGAGCTTGGAGGCAATCATGCCGCCCTGAACAATGGCTTGGGTCAGGTGCTCGGCGGACTGTAGGTCTCCGAACAGCTCTTCGCAGTACGACCGGCCATAGTCTTCGCCTTCAACTTGGATCATCCGCAGGACTAGCCACGGGTTATTCTCGTCAGTGTATGTGCCTCGGGTTCCCGGGACTTCAGTGTCATACACTTCCTGCCACGATGCCCACTTACCTTTTGAGGTTCGCTCGACTACCGTGTATATTTCGATGTCAGTCTTCTTATCGTCCTTGGTGTCTGGGGCCTTGGCCTTAACACTCTCGATGAAGCCGTCCGGTAGCGCCTTAGGGTCAACCAGCTCGCGTACGATCAGGTGCATAAGGTTACCTGAGGCATCCCTGCGGGCGACGTACTTGTTGAGGCTGAAGCCTTTGATGTCATCACCAATGTAGAGGCAATAGTTGCCACACACGAGGAGGTGCTTGACGGTCGAGAAGAGGTTGGTGCGGAGGGCGGAAAGCTCCATGTCTTCGAGGACGTCCTGTTCCATTGCCTGGAGCTTGGCGTCGATCTCGGCTGCATAGGCGTCTGCCTCTTCGCCCTCTAGCTTGAGGAGGTCTTGGCGCTCCTTGCGTCCCATAGTGAACTGGAAGAATGGGCTGTTAGATGGGTAGATCGTCATGACCAACTTGGCCGTGAGCGTGTTGACACCTGAGGAGCCGATGGATTGCCACGGCTGGCTGATGTCAATGTCTTGGTTCCGCTTGGTCTGGTCCTGATCGGTAGGCATCACGGAGGGGATGGTTAGCTTAGCGCATTCGTGGGCGCGTGAGAGGTACTGCTGGCGCTCAGAGGACCATGTCGCATAGAGACCTTTGGACTTCTGAGGGTCAGTCGTCTGCTTTGGAGCCTCTGACATTTAGCCCATCCTCGGGACGTTTGTCCCAGCGCTGTTCGGGGCAATCTTCACATCAGTGCGAAGGGTGCGACGTGAGCGGGCTGTGTCTCCAGCGTATGAACCGTCCTTGGATTGGCGGCGCTCGTTCATCTTTAGGTTATCTGCGCTAGGCAGCGGGGCTGCGGGAGCGGCACCCGGCGTCGGCGGGGCGCTAGGCATCTTAGGTTTTCCTAGGCACATAGCTGGGTTCCTGTTGTCTGTTGAATTGCATTCGTAGAAGGTCGATGACCGCCTGCTCTCCAGCTCTCTGACCAAACATAAAAAGCCCCCCATCGTCGTGACGGGAGGCCTTATCTGGGAAGAGCTTTTCGAGGGTGGTAATCAGACCTGAGGGTATCTCAGGGAATGTCATGGGTGATCCTTGTCCACAGTGCAGGGTTATGAGTTATCCTTCGTTCTGGATGCGGGCAGCTTCCAAGAAGTTCTCGATCAGGCTGGGGTCTTCCATCTTGTCTCGGTCATCTATCAGTGAGCCAACAAGCTCGGCATCCAGAAGGATAGCGAAGCACGACATGGAGTGAACGATGTGCTTGATGCCACTGTCAGAAGCAATGTCCTGTCCAGCGCGGTACAGCTCCATATGACGGAAGGCTGCATCTAGGTAGACCGATGCTGACACTGGGTCTTTGCGCCAGTTGAATGGACCGTACTTGGAGGCACCATCGCGGAAGGCCTGAGCCATCTCCAGGATCGCCACGGACGGCACGAGGGACAGGGAGACCTTGGCGCGAGCTGCACCTGACTTTGGATTGGTGTCCTTAGCCTTGGCCTTGTTCTTCTTTACGTACTTACTGTCACCATCGCGGAACTCACCGCCTTGGTCTGCTCCGATGGCCATGGGGTCTTCCTCTTCGTGGTTGGGGTGGCGATTGGTGTCCTCAAGGTTTACGTCTGGGTTGCGGCAGGCTTCATGTGGCTGTGCACCACACCAACCACAGTAGTCCCAGTTGTCGGTGCATGGCGGGGGGATTGGACTCATGCGGTCACCTTGATGACGTCGTAGCGCATGCGCGTTACAACCGTGCCTTCCCTCAGCGTTGGTTCAATCTCGACGCTGGTTCCCCTGAAGCCAACCACCCTACCCTGAAGTAGGCTGGCGCTGGGTGCACGGGCTGCCGAGATGTCAACCTCAGCGTATGCCACATGGTCACCGCGAATGAGGATAGAGTTGTTACAATCAGATCCTAGTTTAACGTAGGGTTCCACAGGATGACCTCCTTGGTTTTTGGGTTGAAGTCTTCAGCTCGGCAGATGCGAGCAACGCGGGCTTGGCTTAGGGCGAACTCTTCAGTTAACCCCTTCTTGACGAAGGCTGGCACAATGACGTCGTTCCAGAGTGGCAGTATCTCGTCGTAGTCCACAGTGTCCGGGACCAGTCCGAGGACAGTCTTCGCCCCGATGCCAGTGCAGCCTGGGTAGCCGTCCGTAGGGTCTCCTGTGAGTGCTTGCCGCAGGTGGTAGCTGTTAGCCTCACCATGACTGACCTTGAACATGAGATCCTTGCCTGGGTTGTAGTGCATGCCGGGGATGGTCTGCATGTCCTTGTCGGTGGAGATGATGATCGTATCGCCTGCCCCGGGTTTCGTTTGAAGGATGCCAAGGACGTCATCGCCTTCGAGAGGTGGCATCATGCGGCCCCAAGGTTCGGCTGCAATCATGTCCCGCAGGACGTTCACCAGCATCGGCTTCACGCCTGCCTTGCGGTTGGACTTGTAGGCTGGGTACACAGAGTACCGCCAGTTCTCAGCGGACTTGGTGACAACTGCTACAAAGCTGTCAGCGCCAACCCTGCTGGTCAGTGTCTCGAAGCTGGTAACGGTACGCGCCCAGGCCTCGTCTAGGTGAGCGTGGCGTGTCCACAGGATGCCAGGCTCTTCGTCCTCGTCGGTGAAGGGCCAGGGGATAGACTTCTCGCAGATGGAGGCCCACTCGTACAGGATGATGTCAGCGTCGATGAGGGCTACCTTAGCCATTGTAGTATCTCCTGTGTTGATACTGAGATGGCGATGAGGCCAAAGATGATGAGGGCGAGGTGAAGGATGAGGAGGTCAAAGTTTCTCCAGAAGTATTTCCAGTTCATGCGACAGCGCCTTCCTTGAGTGCCTGTGTCATGGCAGGATAGGCTGCACAGAGATTTGACCAGGCATCGGTTGCGAAGTTGATTACATACGGGTGCACGGTCGGGTGCATTTGGTTGTACAGGTTGAAGTAGTCGCTGACGGATCCACGGGTGACTACGGTTGCACCGCCTGACATTGAGCCTTGCTCGATTGACTGACCAATGTTCACACCGGATGCGATCATTGCGTGGACGGCCTCGTCGAGTGTCTCTCGGAGTTGCTTGGCATTTGTTTCCATGCTTTCGCTGTTCGGGTGGAACAGGCCAGACCGATCGGCTCGCAGGAAGCCTTCAGTCTCGGGAGGTGATCCAGCCACGTTTACGTCTGACTGACCTGCGAAGCGCGAGGCAACCTCTAGGGCAGCGTAGACGGTCGTGACTTCTGATACTGTGATGTGCACCATGTCGAAGGCCTTACGCTCGCCGGACCTTAAGAGGTCTCGAAGGATGGACACCTTGCGGTGCTGCGTGATGCCAGACAGCCACTCGTCGCGCTCGACACACGCTTGCACGGCGGCGTCCTCTGGGCTTGTAAGGTATATCATTATGTTAATCCTCTGAGTGACCACAGAACCGTGAGTCCTTGCGGAGTGATTAGGTGCCTGTTGGAGTAGACGTTGGGACCAATGCGCGTCGTGATGAGGGATCGTTCGGTAGCCATTGCCACGACGTCGGCATGCTCACGAGCAAGGTCAGACCGGGATGTGAACCCGGCCTGCCATGCTTGATCTAGAACGGATACCAGCGCCGATAGGTGGGGCTGGTCTAGCATTATGGTGCGTCGCTCTCTGCTGCTGTCACGGTTACGCTGGATGTCTCATCCGCGCGGGCTGTGATGTCGCCTATGTTGAAGTTGGACACAGTTGGGAGCATAGCGAGGAGGTACTCGTCGGTTCTGGCGTCTACTGCTGCGTCCTGTACGAACGAGATGCTGACGCCATCGGCCTGAGCAGCTTGCAGTGCCGTGGTGAGGATGCGGAGGCCTTTGAGTGCTGCCTTGGCGTGTTGTCTTGCGTTAGCCATTAGTGTGTTTCTTTCCAGTTGTTCCCAATCTTGGCTGTGCCTCGAAGGGGTATCTTCATGTTGAGACGAGCGCCTGCATCCGTGATCGACTCGGTGGCCAGCTCAGCGACGCGCTGGGAGACCTCAGGTCGGGCAGAGATTTGGAACTCGTCGTGGATGTTGGCGAGGAATGCGAAGTCAGAACCCCACACGAGGCCTTCAGCGATGAGGGCGTCATAGAGGATGACCAGGGCTAGCTTCATGGCCACCGCACCAGCATTCTGGAGCAGTGAGTTGAGAGCGGCATGCTGATGGCGTACAGGAACCCTGCGGCCATCTAGACCCCGCACCCAGCCCTGATATTTGGCTGATGCTTTGACGGCCTTGATGAGGCCCTTGAGGCCTGGGGTGCCGTCGAGGAACTGCTTCTTGAGTGCAGCACCAGCTCGGCGTTGTTCCTCAGGTGTACCTTGTGGTAGAACGATCTGACCGATCAGCTCGTCACCGGCACCGTAAAGAAATGCGTAGATAAATGTTTTCGCGGCTGGTCGAGTAGGGAGACCGGCAGCCTTTTGGTTCACCGTATGGATGTCAGTTCCTAGCTTGGAGCTTCCTTCATCCACGGCCTTGGCGTAGCGCCCACCGTCTTGCATGAAGTGCGCGAGGTCACGCAGCTCCAGTCCGTCAGCGTCACAGCCTACCAACACATGACCCTCGTCTGGGAGGAACAGTGCTCGGCATGCTGCACCATACGGAACAACACCCCTGGCGTTCTCACAGGAGGGAACCTGCGCGATGTTTGGGTTGCTGTGGGTACATCTCCCGGTGATGGCACCGAGCGTCTTGACGCGCCCGTGGATGCGTCCCAGCCTGACCTGCTTAAGCCACGCCTGCTTGCCATCGGACAGCATGCTGAGGCGTTTCTCCAGCATGAAGTTCTCAGCCAGCTCTTGGGCTGTTGGCCAGGGTAGTGCACTGAGGATGTCGTCGTCTATCTTGACGTCACCACCATCGGTGTACTCAGTGGGAACCCATCCGAAGACCTTCTTCAAGCGGTCGGCAATGTGGAGCCGAGAGCTGGGGTTGAACACCCTAAGCTCCACCCTGAGGAATGGTGAGTCTGCCTCAGTGTACTCGTAGTAACCGCGCTGAACGACATCAACCTTTTCCTTGCGGGTGATTGTCTTGCCGTTCTTGTAGGTGAACTCGTAGCTGCGTCCGGTATCTTCCTTCACCGTCCTGAGGACAGCCCCGTGCTCGCTTTGGACGAACATGCAGGAAGTATTCTTGGGGGTATGGGTCTTGGTTGGTGCCCACCACGGTTCGAATAGGGTTGAGAGTTTGTCCTGTATCGAGGCCTTGTGAATGTTAAGCTCGGCCTCCAGGCGTTCAGCGGCTGCCACATCAAAGCGG